CGCGCGTGTCTCCGTTATTGACGGCGGCATCAGCGGGTCTGGCCACATCGCGTCGCTTCCGGGGCAGCCACCCAACGCTGATACGCATGACCTAGACCGAAGCATCCACGCGACTGAGACAATAGAGGTTGACAGCTACGTCAAGGCGAGCGTCGTCGCCGACAGCGACCACGCGCTCTACATGGAGCTCGGAACCAGCAAGATCGAAGAGCGGCCGTTCATCCGTCCAGCCATGGCCCGCCATCGTCGCACAACATTGAAGAGCATCGCCATCGCCTACAATCGGCAGGTGCGCTGATGGATTACGCCTTGCCAGTCCGGCGCGCGATCCTGCCTGCCATGAAGGGCGACATCAATCTTACCGGGCTGATCCCCGCCGCGAGTATCTTCGGGTCCACAGTCCCGCTAAAGCGCACGTTTCCGTTCATCCGCTATGGCGCCCCGATCACATCGCCGTTTCGTGCGTCCGGCTTGGATAGCAGCAGCCACAACGTGACCATTCACGCGTTCACAAAGCCCCTAATGGCCGGCGAGAGCGTAATAGAGTCAGCAGAAGATCGGGCATACAAGATGGCCGCCGCCATTGACGCGGCTCTTGATGGCCGCGAGCTGGCTTTGGAAGGTGGAATGCGCGCAACCATCTCTTGGCTGGGGTCGAACTGCATCGTCGATGGTGACGAGACAGACGCGTGGCATGCAGTCGTCAACTTCTTGGCCGAGGTAGCGGGTTAGCCTTCGGCTGCCTCACGCACGACGGACCTGACTGAGGCGACCACCTGCCCTGCTGCAATCAGCACACCGCCAACCACGGACAACGCCACGCCTGCTGTAAAAACCATCATTTGCTGATGGAGAAGCCCGATGTTGAACACCCCTTGATCTGGTGAGGAAACCATGCCGAGGATGCGCGATGCTTGGTCCTCCAGTGTGGTCGGCAGCTTCAGTGCGTACACCACCACCATCAGTCCTAGTAGAGCAACAACCAACCCGATGCGGCGCATTCCATCCCTCCGTGACGGCGGTAACGACACCGCCCTAGCCTCCGTAACCGTCAGCAAACTCCGGAGGGTTATATGTCCGTACCGACAATCGTCAAAGGCCAGTATTTCGACGTGGCGGTTGACGCCGATGGAGCGGGCAGCGGCGACTTCATCTACTTCTGTGGCCTGAACACCCGCAATCTGACACATCAGGTCAACACCAACGACGAGGCCGTGCCAGACTGCGACAAGCCGGGCACCGTTCCGTGGCGCGTCGTCAATACGACCAGCCAGCAGAAGGACATGAGCGGCACCGGGCTGTATAATGTCGCGCAGGCGTCAATGGTCCGGTCGTTGTTCGGCCAGACCCGTATCTACCGCTTCATCGAAGCGCAGCCCGGCACCACCTCTGACGACAAGGCCGAGATCGGCTATTGGGAGGGGCCCTTCCTCTTCTCCAATTGGCAGCAGGGCGCGACGGATGGCACGAACGTCACGTCGCAGATGACGTTCGTCAGCGACGGTGAGGTCAAGTGGGTGCCGGCGACCGGCGGCTGATATGCAGACGTGGGTAGACCTCAAGTTCGCTGATGGCGAGTACCGCTTCCAGTTTGGCCTAAGCCAGATCAGCGAGCTTGAGAAGAAGTGCGACGCTGGCTTGGGCCGGATTTATGCTCGCACGCTGGCGGGCCGCTACGGCACTGGCAAGGGCGAATCTCTGCCGCTGGAAGCCGATTATCGGTTCAGCGATCTGGTAGAGATCATCCGGCAAGGGCTTATCGGCGGCAATCAGGCGGTCGTAGACGGGGTGTCCAAGACCGTATCTTCGGTGCGCGCCAATGACCTGATCTCCAGCTACGTGCTGTCGCCTGGGCCTGAGCGCATGAACGTGTCGGCGGTCTGGGATTTGGCGGCAAGCGCTTTGTACCCGTTGATTGAAGGCTACACCCCGCCGGGGGAAGCCGGCGCCGGGGATCGCCCGGCAGCCTAGACCAGCGTTTCGACTATGCTCAGGCACTGACGAATTGCGCAAAGATGGGGCTTTCGATGGCTGATGCGCGGTCACTGTCGTGGTGGGAATACACAGCTCTCGTAGCTGGCCATCAGCCCCCGGAAGAAGAGCAGCCCGCCGAAGCCCCTGATGCTGACTTCGTGCGCCGCAGAATGGAACGGCTGGCAGACGCCGGCATGATCGGAGTGCTGCACTGATGGCTGAGCTTGTCGACGCGATCGTAGCCGATCTGACGGTCAAATATGAGCG